CACCACACCGTATTTGGATTGTGAGAGACAGTATGGCTATGTGCACATCTTTGTGCTCAACGCCTTAGTCACTAATGCCACATCCTTACCTACGTTCGCAGCAATTGGTGTTAAAGCTTTCGCTTGCGAGGACATGGAGTTTATGGGACCATCAAAGCCCAGGTATTGGCCATACCTTCCGACAAACGGCACGACCACAGCCACTCCAGTTGACGACGCCCAAACATTGGTTTATCAATCCGGGCTTGAAGTCACTGACGGACTTATTGTTGATAAGATGATAGGTTCGTCCACGGAGCCAAAGGCAACGACCATATATGCCGAGTTGTGTGCTGGCGAACAGATAAAGTCACTAAAGCAACTAGCAATGCGTAGCAAGCTCGTTCGTGGCGCTAACGCAGCTGGGTACAACTCAGCTGTTGACCCGTTCGTGGCAGACATCATCCAGGACACAGACCTCGCTCCTTCTCAGGAGTACCAGCCTATGCACGATTTCTATTCGTATGTGTCACGTTTGTACGCTTACTCACGAGGCGGCGTCATACTGACAATCCACAATACGGCTGGTGGTAGATCCATTGCCGTTCACGCGACAGACGATCCAGTGCACCCCACACAAAAGGTGGGTGGCCTTGGCTTTGATGAGTGGTCAATGACACATTTGATTGGACCAGAAAGGACAGACAGGTTGTATATACCTATGTACGGAAAATCATACGTCCGGTACAACCAATCCACATTGAATGAGTATCAACCACTATTCTCGGCAGGGCCTAATCTCACCAACGACGCAGGTCTTTCTCAAATGCGCTTCTATGTGACGAACATGGACACCGGAGCAAGCGAGGCGGGGTACAAGATGTGGCGCTCTGCAGCAGATGATACGCAGTTTGGTGGATTTGCAGGCGTTCCATATATGGTCAGGACTGCTCAATTTAGAGACTTAATCGGAACAGGAAACGTCGATTTCAAGGCGAACTCCTTCTTTTTTGAGCAGTCATAGTTTACATGTTAATAGAAACATGTCCCTTAGCGAGGGTCACACGCATTTGTATGTTTTAAGAAACATTCCCCAGAAGTGGGTCAAACATAGATGTAGATAGCTGTTATG